GACCGTCCCGCCATATCCCCCGCCCATAACCGTGCTGGACTTCGGCCCGGAGCCGCACTCGCCGGTTACGCAATGGGCCAAGCGCGTGTTTGAGACCTTGCAAGAGCGCGAGCATGACCCGGTGGAAGATGCGGAACGCGCGGCGCATTTTGAGACATGGAAGGCGAAGCAGAGGTGAGCGAAGGCGTTTTCTTCCGTATTGGCGCGCATGATGAAGCTGCCGAATTGGTTAAGCGGTGGCATTATTCAAAGCGCCCGCCAGCGAACGTGCAATGCGTCGGAACATGGCACCAAAACGGCGGATTGTTCGGTGATTACGGCCCAGCAATTGCCGCTTGTTTTTTTTCAATTCCGCCTACGCGATGGAGCGAAACAGTCTTGGAATTATCAAGATTGGTAAGGGCGGAAGGCGTTGCGTTGCCGCCATTGACGGGGTTGATTTCTTTGATGGTCCGACACATAGCGCAGAAAAAGCTAGGCGATCTTTTGGTTAGCTTTGCAGACAAAACCGCGCACCATCATGGGGGAATTTATCAAGCATCATCTTGGAATTATCACGGTGCGCGGGAACGGCGGATGGATGGGGTTATCATTGCCGGCAAGTTTCATGCTGGCAGATCGTGCAATTCCGTGTGGGGAACGCAAAGCCCCCGCCTTTTAAGTGAAAAGCTTGGTGTTGAAGTCTTGCCACACTTTGATGACGGAAAGCATCTTTATTGGCGGGCCTTGAACAAAGAAGGCCGCAAGAAAGCGTTGCGATTGAAATTGGAGAACATCGCTTACCCCAAGCCGCAAAAGGTGGCAGCATGACCCCCACCGCGCCCCGCCAACGCTGCACAAAAAAGGGCCAGCCCGTTAAGGCTGGCCCTAGGCACAACGTGAGGAAGGAAACCGCCGATGACCCAAACACCAGCGCCTGCCACCATATACGATCTGTTCCCGCCACCGCAAGCCCTATCTGACGAGGCATGGCGCATCAGCTATGACCTGATCACCAAGCACCGGCACCGGTTACGTCAATACGATCTGGAGCGCGTGGCTTGGCTTTGCGCCAAAGGGCCGGCCCAGCTTACCTTTAAGGACTGCCAGACAATCCACGGCATTTATGACAGGGTGATCATTGTATGAGCTTGATACAATCCGCTGAATGGCTAGCGGCGGAGATGGGCCTTCCCGTCTTTCCCTGTGATGCCCAAAAGCGCCCCATGACGGCGCATGGTTTCCGAGACGCCACACGCGACCCGGAGACAATCCGCCGCAGCTTCCGCAATGCCGCGATGATCGGCATTCCAACCGGCGAGGCGTCCGGGTTTTTCGTGTTGGACCTGGATTGCAAGAATGGCGCCCAAGGCCTGGAATGGTTGGCAGCGCATGAGCAGCGCTTGCCACAGACGCGGCGGCACCGCACGCGGTCAGGCGGGGTTCACCTGCTCTTCGCCATGCCCGCCGGGCGCGCGATCCGCAACAGCGCCAGCAAGGTCGGTCCCGGTGTGGATGTGCGCGGCACCGGAGGCTACATCATCGCGCCGCCGTCCGATGGTTATGACGTGGTGGACCCTGCCACCATTGCAGAGGCGCCCGCGTGGTTGCTGGACCTGATAGACCCGCCTGTGACGCAAGCGCAGCCCATAGCGCCGCGCCCGCCAAGCCCGCCCCGCCAATCTGGCGACGGGACGCGCTACGGCCTGCAAGCCTTGGACAACGAGTGCCAAGCCATCCTAAGCGCCTCGGACGGCGCCAAGCATGACACCCTAAACCGGGCGGCGTTCAGCATCGGCGGCCTAGTCGCAGCCGGTGAACTTGCGGAAGGCCCAGCCCTTCACGCTCTGGCGTCCGCATTGGCGGGCATAGCCTCACGCTGCGAAGATTACCCGGCAGCGCAGAAAACCCTAGGCGCGGCGTTTCGGGCTGGCGTGGCCAAGCCGCGCCAAGCGCCCGCGCCCATGATCCGGCGGACTATTGTGGAGGAGTACCAGCCCCGCCCCGAGCCGCCGCCGCGCGACGCAGCCCCGGACCATTGGAGCGCAGAACCGGACCCGGAGCCGCCGCCGATCGACGTTGAACGGGTCGCCCCGGATGCGCCCGGCACCGGCCTGCCGCTGGTCTATTTCCAAGATGTAAAACCCGCGCTTGCCGGCGATGACTTTGTGGAAGGGTTGTTGGTCAGGGCGGCCATGTCAGTGTTCTATGGGCCAAGCAACTGCGGCAAAACGTTCTTTGCATCCGACCTGGCGCTGCACATTGCCCTAGGCAAGCCCTGGAATGGCCGAGAGGTGGATCAGGGTGGCGTGATCTATTGCGCCTTGGAAGGCAGTCACGGCATTCGCAACCGCGTGACCGCTTGGGCCAAGCATTACGGGGTGGAGGGCGCGCCGCTGCCTTTCGCCATTATCCCGGTGGCGCTGAACCTATTGAACCCGGAAGCCGACACGTCCCGCCTGATCGAAGCCATACAGGAAGCCGCCGCCAAGATGGGCCAGCCGGTCGCCCTGGTGGTGATGGACACGCTAAGCCGGGCCATGGCCGGCGGCAACGAGAACGCCCCGGAGGATATGGGCGCGCTGGTGATGAACAGCGACCGCATCCGGCAGGCAACCGGCGCGCATGTGGCATGGATACACCATAGCGGCAAGGACCAAGCCCAAGGCGCGCGGGGCCATAGCCTGCTACGCGCCGCCACTGACACCGAGATCGAGATCAGCCGCCCCGACGTCAACAGCCCGTCCACCGCCCGCGTCACCAAGCAGCGCGAGCTTGAGATTGACGGCGTATGGACCTTCAGCTTGGAGAGGGTGGAACTCGGCAAAAACCATCGCGGCAAGCCCGTCACATCCTGCATCGTGACTCCTGCCGAGACGATGGCGCAGGAAGCCCGCGCCAGCCTCACCAATGGCGAGAGTATGGCGCTACGCATCCTGCATGATGTGATGGCAAAGCGCCCGGAAACGCCACCCATGCAAGCCATCCAAGCGGGGGTGCAAACCGCCACAAGTAGGCAAGCATGGCGTGAGGAATTTTTCGCACGCTCAACCGCCGATAGCCATGAGGCGGCCAAAAAGGCATTCAATCGGGCCGCCGAAGGGCTGGCCCAAAAGAGCAAAATAGGGGTGCATTATGGGCTGGTTTGGGCCGTCTAAAATGATAGCAGAACGCAACCAATTATTGCTTTTCACCCCTCAAAACGACCGGGACATTGCCGGGACAAATCGGGACAATCGGGACATTTTGACCGGCGGCGAGGGCCATGAACCGGGACATTATGGAACCCCCCCCCTAAAGGGGGGGGTCCAATGTCCCGATGGCTCGGGGTCTGGAATGTCCCGCGTCCCTTGTCCCGCTTCCCAAGCGTTAAAAAAACGCAACGATGAAAAACAACCAGACCCAGCCGACGCATACCCGACCAAGGCCAGCATCAAGGCCGCGTTTGACCAATGGACCGCCGAGGGCCAGCCGTGGCCACCGCCCGCCGGCCTAACCAGCGCAATCGCATCGCACCTCATCCCGCGCGCCAGCCGGACGCCCCGGAAATGGCGCTAGGTCCGGCTGACGTCGCGCGGCGCCATGTGGATGAGGAACTGATGGATATTGGCGTCGCCAAGGCCGAGGCGGCGCTAGAGGCCATCGCCCGCGCGCAACCGGGCCAGGATCGGGAATACTTGACCGCTAAGGCCGAGCGGTGGCAGAAGTGGGCAAAGACAGCCCGCAAGCAGATGGAGAAGCGCCAATGAACGCTCCGCGCGCGGCCAAACGGGGCCGGGGCCGCCCTGAAACGCCAATCCAAGCCGATTTTGGGCCGGTGCAAGGCATTTTGGCGGGGCGGGTGCTACTAGGCTACCGCACAGACCCAGAAGCGCCCTCTGCGCCCGTGATACGCGCCGCGCGGCGCAAGGTGATTTACCATCAGCTTTGGGTGATCGGGTTCTTGACGGACGAGCATCACGAAGCGGCGGACCGATACCTTCACCGGCTTGAGGTGGCGGACGGAGCGAAGGTGGGAGTGCGTGGCAGCGGCGGGGGATATGGCCCGACCATGGGGCAGGTCGCGGCGCTGGCCGATCTGCGCCTGGCTGATGATGCGATAGGGCCGGCGCTGGTGCATGACGCCCGGCAGGTGATCGGGTGGAACCTGTGGCCTGAGCGCCTGGCGCCCGAGGCGTTTCGGGATGCGCTGGGTAGAATGGCGACGGTTTGGGGGATGTGATGAGGCCAGCTTTCCCAATTTGGGCTGTGTATTTGGCCGCTGTATTTTTTTTGGTGCTGGCTGTATTTTTTTTCGGCGCGGCTGTGTTTTTCGCTTGACGTGCCGGACCAATGGCCCTACAAAGGGACATCAGCAAGGGCAATCAAGCCCGGCTGGCACGAAAGATAGACCAATGACCAGCACCAAAGAACTTGAGCAACTTGTCCGCGTAATGCTTGCGACCGGCGCTAAGGTTGAAGTGCAATATGACGCAGAAGGCTATATCGACACAATCCAAATTGCTCAACTTGTCCCAAAAGCTGGGCGCCGCACCATTGGGGCCTATCCAATGAGCCCTATTGCTGCCGCCGAAGCAATGCGCGGGTACCTCAACGCATGACCCCTGACCAATTCCGCGCCGCCCTTGCCGACCTTGGGCTATCCCAGGCCGGCTTCGCGCGCCTAGCCATGGTGGACGCCCGCACCGTCCGCCGCTGGTGTGAGGGCTCGCGGGCTATCCCAGGCCCGGTGGTGGCGCTGCTGACGTTTATGCGCGACAACTCTACGCAGGGTTGTGACTGAATGCCCTTTGGAAGCTTCCAACGCTGGCGCCCGGCTGGCGGATCGACCTGACCAGCGCGCAAGCGTCAACACGGTCCAAGGGGTTGGCAAGATTGCCGTGATGGTCAGGGCCGGGCAATTTCGCGCTTGACAAGCCCCTGATTTATTTGTAGGCGTCCCTCATTCTGGTTTTCTGCGCCCGGAGCCCCACAAGGCTGCCGGGTTTTTTCATGAGGTGATCCGATGGGCACGAAGCGCAAGGGCGGCAAGAAATACTAATGGGCGGTCGCACCAGCGCGACCCGGCCAAAAGGCAACGGCCCAGGCTATGGCGGGCCTGCCAAGGGCGCCAGGCGCGGGAACGGGCGCGACGGCTTCACCAGCGAGGCGCAGCCTTCACCGGACGCCAAGCGCGCCGGCCATGAGGTTGCGGCAGAGATTAAGGCGCGCATCGCGGCCCGGAAAGACGCTATCCTTGACGCGCAACTGGCGCGGGCGACGGACGTGTTGCATCCGGCAGGCCATGCGGCGGCGGTGGACTTGCTAAACCGGATCGCGCCACCCGAAAGCAAGCAAACCATTTCCGGCGATCCTGACGCGCCGATGGCGTTCACCATCGTGACCGGAGTGCCCCGCGCGGAGGATTGACCATGTCGCGCGTGATTGACCTTGGCTATCGAGCGCGGGAGCAATTTGCGCCATTCCATCGGCGCCGGGAACGCTGGGCTTGCCTTGTGGCGCATCGGCGCGCGGGCAAGACGGTGGCATGTGTGGCGGATTTGGTGGACGCGGCCTTGCGATGCACCAAGCGCAACCCTCGCTTCGCCTATGTGGCGCCGCTGTACGTTCAGGCGAAGGACGTGGCCTGGGGCTATGTGAAGCAATTCACGCGGGCCATACCAAGCGCGACTTGGAACGAGAGCGAGTTGCGGTGTGACCTGCCAAACGGGGCGCGCATCCGGCTTTATGGCGCTGACAATTATGAGCGCTTGCGCGGCTTGTATCTTGATGGCGTGGTGCTGGATGAATACGCCGATATGCCGCCGGCGGCTTGGTCCGAGGTAATCCGCCCCGCGCTTGCAGACCGCGAAGGCTGGGCGACGTTCATCGGGACGCCCAAGGGCCGCAATGCCTTTTGGGAAATATGGGAAGGCGCCACTGCGCCGGACTGGTTTCGGGCCATGCTGCGGGCTTCTGAGACCGGCCTAATCGCGGCGGCGGAATTGGAAGCCGCGCGGGACATTATGACGCCGGAGCAATACGCCCAAGAGTGGGAATGCAGCTTCGACGCGGCGATTATCGGCGCCTATTACGGTCGCGAGATTGCGGAGGCGGAAGATGCCGGGCGAATCTGCCATGTGCCGGCGGACCCGGCCTTGCGGGTGCATACGGCCTGGGACTTGGGTGTTGGTGACAGCACGGCCATCTGGTTCTTCCAGGTGGCGGCAAACCAGATCCGGGTGATTGATCATTATGAGGCCAATGGCCACGGCTTGCCGCATTACGCGGCGGTGCTGGCTGCTAAGGGCTATCAATACGGGCACGATTACCTGCCGCATGACGCCAAGGCGCGGGACTTGGGCACGGGCCGAACGCGGATTGAGACATTCCGCGACTTGACCGGGCGAGTGCCGCGCGTGTTGCGCGCTGGCAAGGTCATGGACGGGATCAACGCGGCGCGCGTGACAATGGCGCGGTGCTGGTTTGACGAAAGCAAGTGCCGCGAGGGCTTGGAGGCGCTGCGCCAATACCGGGCCGACTATGACGAAAAAAAGCGCGTGTTTCGTGACGAGCCGCGCCACGATTGGACCAGCCATACGGCGGACGCATTTCGCTACATGGCGATGGCATGGCGTGAATTGCGGCCTGAAAAGCCGCCCGACCCGCCGCGCTTTGCCATCCAGGCGGCGCCTGGCGGAATACAGATCAACCTTGGCGAATTGGCGCGGCGGCACTTGCAGCGGCGCGCGGCCATGAGAGGGGATTACGAATGAGCGAAACATTCCCGGCGAGCGGCGCATCAGCCGTAACGCCAAGCGATAGCACGGAGCTTAACTGCCGCGCGCTATACATCGGCGGCACTGGTTCCGTGGTGGTGCAGATGCCTAACCGTGACGTGTCTGTGACCTTTTCCGGCGTTCTGGCCGGCACTATCCTGCCGGTGAGCGCGCGCCGCGTGATGGCCGCGACCACGGCAACAAGCATCGTGGCGCTCTACTGATATGATCGGGATCGGCATCTCAATTCCGATGATGATGCCTTTTGCCGAAGATGCGACGGCTTTTGTGCGGCCTGGTGTTTTGCGTGCGCCTTTTGTCATTACTCGCGCTCAGTTGGCGGGCGTTCAATCCAGCGCGGTCAATGGCACGAATGATGGCCTGACGTTCTATGGCGCCGATGTGCCGCGCTTTACTGGATCGGCGCAGCGGTTGTTGATTGAGGGTCAAGGCACTAATCTCATAAACAATATGGCTGCGCCGGTTACGCAAAACGTGACAGTCACAGCGGCGGCGCATACGCTGACGCTTTACGGCACGGGGTCTATTACGCTTTCCGGCGTGGCGACTGGCACGTTGAACGGCACAGGCGCCAATAACCGTGTGGCGCTGACCTTTACGCCAACGGCTGGAACGCTGACACTAACGGTATCCGGCACGGTGACGCGGGCGCAGCTTGAAGTGGGCGGTTTCGCCACGTCTTATGTTGAAGTTTCGTCGGGTGCCGCAACGCGCGGCGCTGATACTGTGACTGCTTCGCTATCAAGCCTTGGTATCGCTGCCAATGGCGCTTGCACTGTGCTTTCTTCATGCATTCTACCACAATTAGCTGCCACTTCAGGGGCTGATCATCGCATTTTGCATATTGATGATGGAACAGGCAATAATGGTTATCAGATTAGAAACTTCAGCGGTTCAAACCTTAACGGGCAAAGAGTGACGGGCGGCGTAACCACAGGAGGGCTTATTGGCAATCTAACAGCTAATGTTTTGTTTAGGGTTGGCATGACTATAGATGGTGCAGGCAGAGTAGCTTTTTCATTAAATGGCGCGACACCTTTAATAGTCACTGGTGGGCCGACAACTGGATTAACCTCGCTTCGCGTTGGCATTAATTTCAATTCAACGTTTTTTTTGTGGGGCGAAATTGAGCGCTTTCGCGTCCTGCCCTATTCCGTGTCCGATGCAGAACTGCAATTTTTAGTAGGAGCGTTGCCATGAGCGAAACGCAAGAATGGGTCTGGCAGGGCTTCTACGGCCCGAAGGCGGCGGTCACAACGGCGAAGGCCATCACTGACCAAGACATGCGCGCTGGCGCCTGGGTGCCGGTGCAGGGCGATCCACCAATGCTGGTTGATGTTGGTGGCACGCAAGCGATGTTTGCAGTGATGACCCGCAAGGGGGCGCCGATCCCAAAGCCTACGGGCGTGTTTGAGGCTAATCCCGCAATGGTCGGCAGAATGGTGAACGCGTAATGAGCGACAGCGCCAGCGAAGCCTATGAAGACCGCGAAGATGCTGGCCAGGATGAGGCCGGGCTTGCGCGTCTTTGGCTAGACAGCATCGCGCTGGCGCGGAAGAACGAGGCCGATTGGCGCAAGGCTGCGACCGAAGCGCGGGAGCGCTACCGTGGCGACAGCAAGAACAACCAAGGCAAGCGGTTCAATATCCTTTACGCGAACACGCAGATCACGTTGCCGGCCATCTACAATTCAACGCCAATCCCTGACGTTCGCCGGCGCTTTGGCGATGCTGACCCGGCGGGCAAGGTAGCGGCGCAAGTGCTGGAGCGCAGCCTTTCCTATTCGTTCGACGCCTATGACTTTGGCGGGAATATGCGCGCGGTGGTGTTTGATAGCGTGCTTGCCGGGCGTGGCGTTCTGCGCGTGCGGTATGAGCCTTCCTTTGAGGAAACCGAGGAAGAGCAGCGCGAAGAGGCGGAAGAATACGCCGAGGAGGCCGCGCAACCAGCGGCGCCGCGCTTGGTTTTCCAAAAGGTTTGCGTCGAGCATGTGAATTGGCAGGATTTCATCATCGGGCCAGGCCGCAAGTGGGAAGAGGTGCCTTGGATTGGCTTCGAGCATCGCCTGACGCGCGATGAATTGGAAGATCGGTTTGGCGACATTGGCGCCACCATGCCGCTTGACATTGTGACGGATGATGCGCGGGCGCGCAATTCGGACCCGCGCGACGTGCCGGACGTGTTCAAGCGCGGCACGGTCTATGAGGTTTGGGACAAGGAAGAGCGCGAGGTTCTCTTTGTCGCGCCTTCGCTGCCTTCCAAAATCCTAAAGCGCGTGGATGACCCGCTTGGCCTGCAAGATTTTTGGCCGATGCCGCGCCCGATCTATGACGTGGTGGACAGCGGCAGCTTGGTGCCGATTGTGCCGTATGCGCTTTACAAGGATCAGGCGGAAGAGCTTGACCGCGTGACGCGGCGCATTGATTTGCTTGTCGAGCAATGCCGCTATCGCGGGTTGCGGGCGGCGGACATTTCCGAGTTTGAGAGCTTGGCACGCGCCAAGGATGGCGAATTCATCGCGGTCGAGAACGCGATGCAATTTGCCGAGCGCGGGCTTGACAAGGCAATCTGGCACGCGCCGCTTGAAACGCTGGTGTCTGTCATTGTGCAGCTTATGCAACACCGCGAAGCATTGAAGGCCACTATTTACGAAATCACGGGCCTATCTGACATTGTGCGCGGCGCCAGCGTGGCGAGCGAGACCGCTACGGCGCAACAGATTAAGGCGCAGTTTGGTTCGATCCGCATTCAGGATCGGCAGGCCGAGGTGCAGCGCATGGCGCGCGATGCCGTGCGGCTGATGGCCGAATTGATTGGCGAGAAGTTTGAGCCTGAAACGCTTGGCCTAATGACCGGCGTGGATTTGCCGCAAGCGCAACAGAAGATGATGGCGCAGCAGGCGGCCATGATGGCGCAGCAAGCCGGGCAGCCGGTGCCGCCCGAAATTGAACAAGTGCTAACCGTCCCGTCATGGGATGACGTGATGCAAGTGCTGCGCTCCGATGCGATGCGCGGCTATCGTGTTGACATTGAGACCGACAGCACGGTGCAAGCCGATGTGGCGCGGTTGAAGACGAACGCGGCGGAGTTTGTGCAGGGTTTCGGCGGTTTCATCCAGGCGGTGGGGCCAGCGGTGCAGGCCGGCGCCATGCCGATGGATGTGGTTGCGGATTTGCTAACCGCCTTCGCGCGCAATTTCAAGCTTGGGCGGCAGGCCGAGGACGCGCTAGAGCGCCTGAGTAAGATGCGCGGCGCCACGGCGCCAGGCGCAGATCAGGCGGCGCAGCAACAGGCGGCAGAGGCGCAGGCGAAGCAAGCGGAGGCACAAGCCAAGGCGCAAGCGGAAGCACAAAAGCAAGCTATGGAAGCGCAGAAAGCCGAGCGAGACTTTGCGCTTTCGCAGCGCGACTTGGCACTTAGAGAGCGCGAACAAGCCTTTAACGAGGCATTGCAGATGCAAAAACTCAAAGAAGAAGAAGTGGCCCGCGACCAAGCCCGCAAGGATGCGCTTATGCCTGAGCGTGAAGCGCTGCAAGCGGCATATGAAATGCAAATGCGCGAAACGGCTACGGCGATGGCTGCCCTGAACCAAACCCTTGCAACGCAGGCCGAACAACAGGCGCAGGCGACCATGATGCAAGCGCAGGCGCTATCGCAGCTTGCCCAAGCCATGATGGCGCCTAAGCGCGTTGTGCGAGGCGCTGATGGGCGCGCTGTAGGGGTTGAAACCGCCGCGCCGATGGGGAATGCCTGATGGCTGATAATGTAGGCTATACGCCTGGCGTAGGCGCCACGGTTGCCGCCGATGAAATTGGCGGGGTTCTTCACCAGCGAGTAAAGATCGGCATTGGCGCCGATGGCAGCGCGACGGATGTGAGTGCGGCCAATCCCCTACCAATTACGGCGCCTTCTGCGCTTTCGGTGACTGGCCCGTTGACTGATGCGGAGCTTCGGGCAAGTGCGGTGCCTGTTTCCGCCGCGAGCCTGCCCTTGCCGTCCGGCGCTGCCACATCAGCCAACCAGCCCGATATCCGCACCACGCATCCATTGGTGAATGATCGCGGCGCGGTAGTACGGCAGGCTCCGTCTGATATTTGGAGCGTAGGTTTTGCCGCGTCAGGGTCAGGCTTGCTTGCGCCGGAACTGACGCAGCGCACCATCGGCACGGGCGTAACGGTCTCGCAGTCGAACAGCAACCTTGTCGTTGCGGCAGGCACCACGGCGCGGGCGGAGTTTTTGGCGCGGTCAAACCAAACTTTCCGAGGATCCTTTATTCAGCGCCACAAGGCAATCCTTTCATCGCGCATCGCTAACACCAATTTCCATGTTATGATGGCTGATGTGATTGGTGAGGGGCTTGCCTGCACCATCAACAGCGCAACCAGCATCACAGTCACGAAGGTAGCGCACGGCTTCACGGCTGATAATGTCGGGCAATCGATGTTCGTGGGCGCGATCAGCGGCGCCGCTGGCGTGCCGGGCCGTTACGCGATTGCCAGCGTCCCCACTGCGGACACCATCAATTTCACGGTTGCAGGTTGGCCCGCCTCTGGTTCCTGCACGGTGGATTTGTTCGGCTGGAATTACATCCGCACCCTTTACCAAGGCACCACAGCAACGCAAGCGGCGGTTGACGCGCAGCGGCGCGGCTGGAATAGCGGCGACACCACGGCTACCATCAACACAACTGCCAGTTCAGGCCATGTGATGAACGTCGCGGCTGATGGTAGAAATGTTTATTGGTCGGATGCGCTGGTGGCGTCAGCTACCACGCCAACGCTTGTTACGCGCGCAAGCCGCTTTGAAAACCTTCCTGATGATGATGTGGAGCTTTACCTTTACGTCTGGTCGCAAAACGGCGCGACAGCCCCGGCGTCAAGCGTTTCTTGGACTATTGGATTTTTATCAATCGAAGATAACGCCAATGTGCCAACCTACATCGCGGGCGTTAGGCCGGTTGGTAACGCGGCGCCCATGCCGATTTCTGGCACCGTCAATCTTGGTGCGGTAACGTCCTTAGTTGGTGACGTTGGCGTTCAATACCGCGCTACTGCAACGGGCGCTGCGTCTGGTGCGCATATTGTATCGGCTGCCACGACAAACGCCACGGTAGTAAGGGCCAGCGGTGGCCGCGTGTTGGGCTGGTCATTGGCAAACACGAACGCCGCTTGGCGGTATGTCAAACTGCACAATCAAACCACAACGCCGACTGCCGGGGCTGGCGTGGTTCGCACCATCGCTATTCCGCCGAATGGCGTCAGTATTTTCACGCTTGAGGGCGGTATTGCCTTCACCACCGGTATTGCCCTGACCACGGTCACGGGCGCCGCCGATGCCGACGCCACGGCAGTAGGCTTGAACGACATCGTTGGCGATCTTTTCTTCGGATAAAGGGGGATTGCCCATGCCGCTCATTCGCTTACTTGCACCAACTAAAATCCAGGCATCCACCTACGCCGAAGGGCAGGTGGTGCTTTTTCCTAACGACTTGGCAGCCGATGTGCTTTCGTCCGGCTTTGGCGAAGCGGTGGAAGATGCGGCGGTTTTTGTCGAGCATATCAATCGGATTGAACCGGACCCCGATCTGCCGTTGGAAGAATTGCCTGGGGGCTAACCCGTGCTTTTAACGCTCCTTCAGTCGCCAATACCGCCGACGCCAATACCGCCACCAATTGGCGGCGATGATGCGCCCGCGCGACTGGATGACATCCGGCGCATTGCCAAGCGCGAAAAGCGCCGGCAGCGCGCCGAGGAAGAACGCGCCGCACGGTTCAGGCAGGCTTTGCGGGCGGCATACGAAGCCGCAGAGGGCCTTGCCGAGACTGAGGCGCCAGCCGCGCGGGTTGACGTGCAAGAAGCGCTGGCAGACGCCAGAAAGGCCGCGCCGGAAGATTATCGCGCCGAGATTGCAGCGCTTGATCGGCAAGCGCGCGACCTGGCCACAATTGACCGCATTTCCGCCTTGCTAGACGGGATTGCGGAATTGCAAGCCCGCGCATGGGCTGATGATGACGACCTGACCGTCCTTTTAATGGTGATGTGATGCCCCGCTACCGCTGGAACCGTGACACGCTTCGCCTGGAAGAAGTGATCGACGAGCCGCGCGCTGCGCCTGACACGCCGGGCATTATGCGTGACCTGCCAGCGTACAAGTCTCCGCTTGGCGATGGCTGGATTGATGGCCGGGCCGCGCGCCGCGAGCATTTCAAGCGCACCAATACGCGCGAGGTTGATCCGTCCGAATGGCGCGGCGGCTATCGCAATCCAAAATTCGCAAACCCGCGAAACCTGCCGTTGAGGCGGGACTAAGCAGGAGACCCCATGTCAGAGATGCTTGAACAGCCGGCGGTGGAAGAAACCGCGCCGGAACCCATTGCCGCGCCCGCACCGGTAGAGACCGCCAAGCCTTCGATCCGTGACACGCTGGAAAGCGTGTTGGCGAAGGCGGAAGAACGCGGCGATGATGGGCGCTTCAAAGCCAAAGATACGGCGCCTGAAAGGGCGTCAGAAACACCGGACCAGCCCGAGACACAGAAGGCGGCAGAACCTCAAGCCGAGGCCATCGAGCCGCCTTCCTCTTGGTCCGCCGAGGTGAAAGCCAAATGGGCAATGTTTCCGCCCGATGTGCAGCGCTATGTGCTGGACCGGGAAAACCAAGCTCACAAAGCCATCACGGAAAAAGGGCAGCGCGCTTCGCTCTATGACGCAATCGAGCAAGCCATTGGTGAAAACAAAACCGCGCTTGTAGCCGAGTACGGCGACATTCCGCGAGCCGTTCAAATGCTCGTCAATGTCTCCACACAGGCCGGGCGTGATCCCTTGCGCTTCATTGAATGGTTTGCTGGGCAACGCGGCATTGATCTTCGCGCGCACTTCGCCGGCCAGGCTAATCAATACGCCGCGCCGGCTGATCCAATGCAACACGCCTTGGTAAATGAGGTAACGCAACTCAAGCAGCACATCGAACGCCAGCAAGCCGAGACGCTTCAATACACCATTTCCCAATTCGAGCAAGCAAAGGACGCCAGCGGCAAGCCGCTCCGGCCATATTTTGCCGAGGTTCGGGCGGACATGGGCCGATTGATTGCGTCCGGCGCAGCGCAAGGGCTGGAAGACGCATACGCCAAAGCCGTCCGCATGAATGATGCGGTTTGGGCCAAAGCGCAAGCAGTCGAGGAAGCCGAACGCGCAGCGAAGGCCAAGGCAGAAGCCGCCGCAAAGGCAGCCGACGCCAAGAAGGCCGCTTCGATCAATATGCGGACCCGTGGCGCGGTGTCGGGTTCACCCGGCAAGC